AGGTGACGCTAGTAATGCAATCGTCAACTCGATGGGCGTGGCGATATCCAAGATCGACCAGGCTGCGGGGGCTTCTCGGCTGCTAGCTGCTGCATTGGACGCTGTGGCGAGAGGCATTCGACTTTCTTCTGGGCAGCTTGATGATCAGCAGCAAATAAATAAGCTTGTACTTGAGCGAGCTACTGCCGAGCAGCAATATGCAACACAAATCAGATTCGGGTTAACTAAAACAGCGGAAGCAACCAAGGCTCGAATTGATGGCTACAACGCTGAGATCCAAGCGATTCAAGATAGAAAGGTCGCGCAACAAAAGGCAGAGAACGACAAGCTAAAGATCACGGCGCCTGCAAACGCACCAAAGACTGATTCGCAAAAGGCTCTTGATGACCTAGCTAAAGAAGCTGAGCTAGCCAAGATTGTTGGAGTTGAGCGCGCAAAACTACAAGCCATACAGAAGCTAGGCGATAAGGCTACAGACGTAGAGAAGGCAAAAGCTGCTGAACTTGCTGCATCCATTTACAATCTTGAGACAGCTAGAAAGGCAGAAGGCGCGACCAACAAGAAGGCCAAAACCGAAGCAGAACAGCTAGCAAATCGTGCGGCTGCTGCGGAGAAGAAAGGCATTGACGACAATATTAAGGCATTCCAAGAACTAGGCGTACAGCTTGCCTCTGTCGGGCAGAACGCTCGCGATGTTGCCATGCAGCAAGCCGAGCTTAGCCTGAACAAGTATGCCACGCCTGAACAGATTAAGACTGTTCGCGATATGGCCGGCGCTCTGTATGATCTTAATCAGGCCAAGTCAAACAAGGCGCTGTTAGGGCAGATTGATCCAGCAGCCGGCGCAAAACAAGGACTAGAGAAACAACTGAAAGATCTGGATACGCTCAAGACCGCCAAGATGCTGAGCGATACCGAATATCTGACATTCAAAGAGCAGGCGGAGACAGATTACAACGCTCGCATGACAGAGATTGAATTGCAGCGCTTCGCCGCACAGTCCGCTGGCAACGCCGCGATGGTTGCTGGATTCGATGCGCTGGCGGCTTCAGGAACTCAAGCGCTAAGCGGATTGCTGTCTGGGACTATGAGTCTTCAGGATGCTCTAGGAGGGATTGCTAATACTGTCCTTAATTCTGTTATCGGCTCTTTCGTTGATGCCGGCGTTGAATTTGTCAAACAGGAATTTGTCAAGCAAGCCGCCGTGCAAGCAACAGAAGCAGCGCAAATTGGCGGCATTGCCGCTGTAACAGCCACGCAGGCTGGCGCAACTGGCGCTATCGCAGCTACAACTACAACTACAGCAGCTACAACTGGCGCAGCAGTGGCCACCTCTATGGCCCCTGCGGCGGGCCTGTCTTCTATCGCCTCGTTCGGTGGCGCTGCGGTAATCGGTGGCTCAGCATTACTGGCCACGATGCTGCTCGCAAAATCATTCAGCGGTAAAGCCTTGGGTGGGCCAGTTCAAGCAGACGGCATGTATCGCGTGAACGAAACAGGCGCTCCAGAGATCTTTAATGCCGCGAATGGCCGTCAATACATGATGCCAAACAGCCGTGGCGACGTTGTCAGTCATAAAGACGCAACTAGCGGTGGCTCCGGTGGTGGCGCCGCACCAGTCGTTAACGTCCATAACTACAGCGGCCAACAAGCAAATGTAACCAGCAAATTCAGTGAAGCAGACCGCGCATACATTATCGACGTAGTGGTCGGTGACGGAATGGGCGATGGCAAAACAGGTAGAATGATTAACTCGCTTACAGGCACGCGGAGACAAGGAACTTGAGTACTCTAATTGAGCGCGTATATGCATCGGCAGGCTCGGAGGTCATCATTGACACTATCGAGCTTGCATGTCCTGCGTGGGATTCGTCGCTGTACATAGTCAAGGGTTATGAGGACATGACGCTAGGTCTTGATGGCGTCACGTACAAGGAGTTCATGGCGGCTCCAATTTCTATTGCTCTACCAAAGAAGAGCAACCAAGGAAACCAGACGCTTAACTTCGCGATTGATAACGTCACGGGTCAGGCTCAGCGGTTGATTGATAATGCAATGGAAGCTGAGGCTCGTATCACGCTGACGTTTCGTCGGTATCTGAATGCTGATCTGACTACACCGTCTGAGAAGCCATTCTATGCGACGGTTCTTGGCGGGAATGTTACCGGGACAACTGTGCAGATTGAGGCTGGGTTCATCGATGCGCTAAATTATGCGTGGCCTCGAGCGCTTTATACGTCAGAGTTCGCTCCTGGTCTAAAATATTTATAGTAAAATATTAGTGCAGCTAGACCGGCCAGTCGAAGAGGGTTACGCCTACCCCTGCTGCAATACCCAAGGCGAATACATAAGGCGATGCTATGAAAATTTCTCAAGAATATCTGAAGTCCCGGCTTAGCTATGATCCGCTTACCGGGATTTTTGTTTGGCTTTATCAGCAGGATTTCCCTCCTCAGTGGAATACTAATTACGCAGGAAAAATTGCAGGCGGAATCAAAACTCATCCAAAAGGCTACAGATATATACAAATAAGCATTTTGAAGAAAGCCCATATCGCCCATAGACTTGCATGGCTGTACATGATGGGTGGTGATCTCCCAGAGGCTGTCGATCACAAGAATCGTGACGCCACTGATAACAGGTGGGAGAATTTGCGCGATTCCAATGGCATGAACCAAAGGAACAGAAGCAAAAACATAAATAACAAGTCGGGCATAACTGGCGTTTGCTGGGATTCCAGAAAGTCCAAGTGGCTTGTAATGGCTGGATGTACATACCTTGGAAGGTATGATGATATAGAAGTGGCAAAGAATGTAGTAGAGAATTTTAGAATTGGAAGATTCGATCCAATGCACGGAATGATTCCTACACCATACTCAAAGGGATCTGAAAATGCTTTGGCTTAATCATTACCTTGCAGCCCAATACGAAGACGGAGCAAGAGGACCGGACAAGTACGATTGCTATGGAGTTGCGAGGGAGGTAAGGCATCTGCACTGCGGTAAACGCCTACTACCATCTTTCGGATCAATCCGTAACACCCAGCCAAAAGAATTCACCCGCGCTTACCAGCAAGAATCCGCCAGCATGGAAGAGTGCGCGCCAGAACACGGAGCAATCGCAGCCGTCTTTCGTGGACCATTGTGCATCCATGTCGCTGTTATAATTGAACTAGAAAATGGATTGCACGCGCTAGAGATCAACCCGAAGAAGGGGGCTCGACTAATGCGTGTTAGTGATTTCGAATCCCAATATCTAAGAGTGATCTACTACCGTGACAATTAGAGTCTTTGGGTCGAAACTGAATGACGAGCCTAGCGAAGAGTTTGCGGTAGGTGGAATGACTGTGCGCGAGTGGCTGGCGAAGAATGTGCCTAGCTATTCGGACATGGATGTTCACCCGATCAGCGTTTCTCTGAATGGAGAAGTTATACCGGCTGAGCAATGGGCTATCTGTTCGTTTGCTGCAACTGACATTGTTGATATCGTAATTGAGCCAAAAGGTACAGAGCTGTTCTTCGGAGCATTGTTCCTTGTCGCGATTAAGACACTTACCCCAAAGATTCCAAAGGTTAGCTCGACCGCTCAAAACGGCGAAGGTATTAACGAAGCGTCGATTAAGGGTAACAAGGTAAAACTGAACTCGCCTATTCGCGAGATCGCCGGCACACGTAAGGTTTACCCTGACTATCTTCTACCTCCACGCAGATACTTTGCCGGACCTCGTGAACAGCATGTGGAAATGCTGCTGTGTATCGGCAAGGGCGAGCATGAAGTTCCAGGAAACAAAATCCTAATTGGCGATACTCCAGCCATTTCCCTTGGCGCTGATGTTGTAATTAACGTATATGGTCCCGGCGCGAACCTATCCAGTGATCCAGCGCATCTATGGTGGAACGATGTAACAGAGGTTGGGTCTAGCTCTAACGGCTCGTCAGGGCTTGAGCTGACTGTTTCGACCCCATTAACCAATGGTTATGTCGCGACATCTCAAGTTTTCAGTGGTTACACTGTAACAATTCCATCTGGTGCCGGTGCGTTCCCTGGCGACTGGACAATTGGCTTGATCGTCAGGATTCTTGTCTCGTACCAATACGATTTCGTTGATGGTGGCGCTGGCGTTCGCGATATCGTGCGCGGATTTGCGCTTGATATGCTTGCGCCTAGCGTTGGTGACACCATTGAGATTGCAGGAACAAACGCAGGTCTGTATGTGGTTAACAGCTTCACGCCATCTGTAGGCGCCACTCCTGCTCAGATGACGCTTAACTTTGATGGTGGCGCTCCAGTTACTGGGCTGACTATTGGTACTCTACCAGCCAGTATTGCGCCTCGCGGTCAGCGGTTCCGCATCACTGTATTCAGCACTCCGCAAATTACTGTGCAGCGACTTGATTCTACTGGCGCAGTAGATACCGACTTCCCAGGATTTACGTATCTTGAAACTGCATCAGCATCTATCACGCTTGACCCTTCAAACCTTGAGGGTGGCTACCGCGGGCCGTTCGCCATGTGCCCGTTTGGCGAACTAGCTACGGCTATTGAGTGGGATGTATTCATGCCTAGCGGGCTGTGCGGCCTTGGTCGAGAAGGTCAGGTCTATCAGGTCAGTGCTTTTCACACATTCGAATACAGGGATATGGATATTGCAGGTGCGTGGACAGTCATTGACAAGACTCATAACGGTTCGTCCTTGGACTCTCAAGGCTTCACTAATCGCGTAGATCTTCCATATCCTATGCGTCCAGAAGCTCGGATCAAGAAACGCTTTATTCAGCAGGGCGAGCGAGAAACAGAGATCAATAACGACACTGTTTGGTATGGTGCCCGCTCGCTGCTGTCTGCTCCGACCTCTTATGCAGATGTAACTGTGATGAGCGTAAATGCTCGCGGTGGTGATCGCCTTTCTGCGCAATCTGAGGCGATGGTTTCAGTCGAGGCCACTCGCAAACTTCCGACTCGCTCTGGCGGCGCATGGACCGCTCCCATTGCAACTCGTGATATTGCACCGTTCTTCGCTTACGTCGCCAAAAACGTTGGCTACACGGATGCAGATATTGACCTTGTGGAACTTGATCGTCTAGACGCCATCTGGAAGGCTCGTGGCGATCACTACGACCAAGCAACTAACACAAACGGCACAGCAAAGGGCGTCATTAATGACGCCCTGTCGTGCGGCTTCAGCGAGCTTACGGTAGATCGCGGTCTTCTGCGTCCTGCGCGTGACGAGCCTAGAGCCGTATTCGAATCCATGTACACACCACAGAACATGACTCGCGGGCTTGAGCGCGACTTCACTGCCGTTCGTCCTGATGATTATGATGGCGTTGACGTTGAATATATTGATGGCGTGTCGTGGCAGGTAGAGACTGTTGAATGCCGACTGCCAGGTGATGCAGGCACTCGCATTCAAAAGATCAAGGCGGAAGGCTGTACTAATCGCACGAAGGCATGGCGCATCGGCATGCGTCAACGCCGCGCCATGAAGTATCGTCGCTGGGAATACAATTGGGCGACTGAGCTTGATGCGCTGAATAGTCGTTACCTGAGCTATGTGCAAGTAGCTGACGATGTTCCTGGTTATGCTCAGTCGGCATTCATGGTCGAATACGACAATGGCGTAATTGAATCATCAGAAGCTTTCGACTGGTCTGATGCTGGACCGCACTATCTGTATGTGCGCCGCGAAGACGGAACCAGTTCTGGGCCATACATCGCAACAAAGGTGGACGACTTCCATTTGTCTATCTCCGGCTTAGATTTCCCTCCAGACACGACGCTAGATCGTGAGCCGCCTCATTTGCTATTTGGCATCGGATACAAGGTCTTGATTACGTCGATATCTCCAAACGGAACAGACTCCGCGAACGTGGAAGCTATGACGTATAATGAGTTAGTCTATTCCGATGATGATAATTCAGCGCCATGATTAACTATCCAGCAGGATTACCGCGAGGGTTACATAATGGCAGAACCTATAAAACTGTATCGCCATTAAAACGATCAGAGCTAGCTAGCGGTCGCGCACGTCAGCGTAGAAGCTTCACCAGCGTTCCGACTATGGCTAGTATTAGCTGGATATTCAACTCGGCACAGTCGCAAGCTTTTGAAGCTTGGTGGCGAGAGCAGTTAATTGATGGCTCGCAATGGTTCGAGTGCCCACTAGAAACCCCGCTAGGTTACCAAGATTACACCGCGAGATTTACTGATATTTACTCCGGCCCTTCAAGAGTCGGCCCTCTTTTATGGTCGTTCTCGGCTGAACTTGAATTAAGGGAAAGACCTATTTTGGATGTTGGATGGGGTGAATTCCCAGAGTTTATTATTGATCAGTCTATTTTCGATTTTGCAATGAATCGTGAGTGGCCTTTAAACCCGTGGCAGATGTATGCAGACGCTATGGATTCAGCAATTAACGAGGACTGGCCGCAGCCATGAGTAACTACAACACCGGTAATCCTGCACCATCTATCGATCCTCGTGACTTGGACGACAACGCCACTGTTTTCGACAATCTGGTGAGCGGGACGAATGCTAGCTACCCAGACCGTCTTGGTGTCCAGCGTAAAAGCTGGGCGCAGATGGAAGCGGACGCCGAAGCTTTGATAAGCCCGAACGTAGCGGCACTGGCTGCTGTTACTGCGGCAGTTGACAAGGGCTTTTTCTTCAATGCAGTAGCGCCAGTTGGGATGGGCACCTATACACTGACGTCGTTCTCGCGCTCGTTGGGCGCGGCCGTAGACGCCTCAGCGTTCCGCACAGCAATTGGCGCCATAGCCCTTACTGACACGGGCGCCTATGCCGGTAGTGCCGCGAAGCTGACGACAGCGCGAACCTTAAGCATTACGGGCGATGGTGCCTGGTCCATGTCCTTCGACGGCTCCGCAAACGCCACAGCAGCGCTAACGCTTGCGGCATCCGGGGTTA